GCGTTCTTTTTGAAAATGACAAGCAAGGCAACGCAAACAAGCCCGACTACACAGGGCCGTGGATGGAGGACACACCAACGCCAATGCGTTTAGCAGCATGGCGCAAAGACAAAGACGGCAAGCCATACATGAGCTTTGAAGTGTCAGCCAAGCAAAACGGGGGCAACACTAACTTTGACAAAGCCAAATCAGTGCCAGATTTATCCTTGCAAGATGATGACATTCCGTTCTAGGATAAGTCGTTCTCCGTTGTAGACTGCAACACTTGGGGCCGCGCTAGGCATTAACTACGTGGCCCCATCTTTTTAGGAGATTCACATGGAACAATGGGCAGAGATACGAGCCCGTCACCGCCGAGAAAAAATGGAACTACTGCAATCTCTAGCCCAATCAAACTATAGCTACAGGGTTGCAGCAAATATACTTGGCATGAACAAAGAAAACCTAGTCACACAAGCTAGATATTATGGTGTTATCTTTAACACACATAAATCAAATGAGCGGAGGGTAAGGTACGCTGATGAGTAAAATGTTAGAGTTTGAAAGGTTGCAATACAAACTAGGCAACAGACCTGATAGACCCCCATGCGACAAAAAAAATCAGCATGTAAGAGAGAAGCTAACCATTCAGCAAAAAATAATACTGCAAACAGTTGCTCAACTAGGAGTTGCAACAGCCTTTGATATAGTAGCATGCAAGGGTCTGAATACTTATTCAGTGTCAGCACAACTTACACACTTATATAATGCAAACTTACTTAAAAAAATAAAGAGAGTACCATCACCCAATTATCCAAACGGTAAAAAAAAGAAATCAGGCAAAGCAGATTGCTGGGTGTACGGAATAGTAGATTATACAATAAGCGCAGTAGGCGGTCGCGCTTCTTCTCATAGTATCGGAAGCTAACACCTACAGGTTAAGCATAGGTTTTTGTACTTTCTACTATGTGATTAACCATAAGGCTCACTTGATAGTACTACCAACTCTTGTTGTAGCAGGAGATTAAGTGGGCCTTATTATTTTAAGAAAGGGATAACTAACAGAGCCTTTATCTGCTAAAAATTATAACTACTTTACGATCTCAAAATATGACTAGCTCCATAGCTTCTTTTAAAGTCTCTTTATTTCTACGCGACCACCCCCTGCCATAACGCTCGTAGTCTTTTAATGACCTGTAAAAACTCTCACGCTCATCATAATACCTATTCAAAATATATGTTGGATCATAGGCTGCTAAAGCTGCAAGTGATTTAGGCCCAATTTTACCATCTGCTTTTGCGCCAATAACTTTTTGCAAAATCTTAGACGCTCTTCTTGGCCCAGCATTTACACAAAGATCAGCGCAGCTAACATCAACCCCGCTAGGTAAATCATCTGCTTTAATAGCATCCCAATAATTTGACTTATAAAGAGGCATAACATCGTCAACAGTTAATGTTTTCATTACGTCTATCGGGGCTGGCTTACCTGTGTATTTAGCCCAGTTATAAGCAGTAACGCCTAGCATTGTGCTACCTTGATTGCCGTGACCATCCCCCTTTTTATTGCCACTGTCATGTATATCATCAGTAAAACCGCCTTCATGTGCGATTAACATATTAAAAAATGTACCCCAGTTTTCCTGCATTATTTAAACCCTTCCAATTAAACGAGATATTTGATTAACGAATGGCAATAGCATTGCTGCCATTAAAAGATTAACCCCTGTATGAACTAAGGCAATGCGTAATGTATCACCTCTAGGCATACCGTCAGATACTAACAGACCAGCTAACCAAATTGTTCCAGTCGTTCCTAAGTTAGCTCCTAAAACAGCAGCTATTGCAGCAGGTAATGGCACTGCGCCACTTGCTACTAGAGCAATGATGGCGGTTGTTGACAAAGAACTAGACTGCCACAGCAACGTCATAATTATACCACCTAGAAACATGTAAACTACATTACCTGTAAACCATTGAAGGTGATGAATGTTTCCCATGTCTTTAATGCCACTGCTAAACATTTTTAGTCCAGCGTAGAAAACTACCAAGCCTACTAACGCCTGTATATAACTAGGCATATTTATTTCTTACCAAAGAATTTACTAACAGAACGCATACCTATGCTGGCTGAAACAATTCCGCCCAACGCAATTTGATACCACTGAGGCATAACTTCCAAGGCCGTGAAGCCCTTTGCAACTATAGCATTTCCCCAGTCGCCACAGAATGCAAGTATAAGTGGTATGCTAAAGAGCAATGTTATCCACTCGTCCTTCCAAGAATTATCAGTACCTTTTATAGCAGCGATATCCCAATCAAGTTCACCTGTAAGTTGTCGCTTACGCACCTCAGCCTCGGTAAGTTTAAGCTGTGTCTTGCCGTCTATTACAGATGTAGCAAGGCCAGTGAGACTACTTATTAATGCACCAATCATTTATACTTCTCCGCATATGCTTCTTCAAAACCTTCTTCATGGATATAGTTTTCATTGTTGCCCCAAAGCCGCTTTAAATAACTCTCATATGTATCCACGTAGTCTTGCTGGCTATAGCCATCAGGCACCAACTGACCTTTGAGTATCCACATGAAACGATTAACTTCTTTGTGAATAGACATCAGATATCTCCTGCATAAGCTGACGCTTTAATTGCAACTCTTTAATCACATTAATCTTGTGTGCCTGATGACGTATGATGAAACGCTGTCTTTCTAAATAAACAAACTGTTTATCCAGATCGCTTAGCTTTGAAAACTCCACCACATTACTTTTCATGTGACAACCATACGGCGAATGCTCCTGTCATGGCTCCCGTTACAACAGAAATTATTGAAGCCTGTTGTGTAGATAACTCAGGCATTGCTAATGCCCATTCTATGCAACGAACATATACAATGGTCATTACAAACATCATGAAGCGAGGCAGTATTTTATGCTCTAGTATTTTTTCAAACGCGATAGTCATTGCTTATTCCTTTACATTACTGACATTAAAAAATAAATACCACCACCTAAAACTACAAGAATACCTAAAGACAGGCCACCTATGGCAGCATTATTAGCTATCTGTCTCTTAGCTTCCATTGCAGCATACACAGTTTCTTCTCTTTCTTTGCGTATCTGCCTACGCATCTGTAACATATCATCATATGTAGAAGGGCCAAATCTCATATTAAGCATGAATTTTATTTCCTTCTCACGCTCCATTAAAGTTTTCTTACGGATAACAATATCCATAGCTTCTTGTTCTATGTTATCAGTGCCGTGGGTCTTTTTGTCTAACCAAGTAGGGTTCTTACGTTGAGACTCAGCCTTCTGTATGTCTGCAACTGCACCATACCAAGAGCCAAGTTGCTGAGATATGTCTTGTATCTCTCGGCCAGCACCAACCAGCATCTTGATGCCCTTAAAAGCAGCATTGGCGGCAGCAAAGGCAGTGACAGGATCAATCATGAACCACTACCTCATTAGAATTTACTTGCTGGGGAATGCAATAAGCAGTTCCATAATCTTTTGGTTGAGGGTAGCCAAAGCGTCTGACTATTTCTTGGGCATACCAATTGCAAATATCTATTCTTTTAAAATACAAATTGGATTTTATAGGGACGCGCTCTGCTCCCATCCCAAGATAAAGTACAAGAACAAAAACATGGACCACATACTCATCCCATCCTACTTAAAATAGTAAGAAGCATAATAATAGTTGCACCAGATGTAGCGATAAGCACAGCCTCAAGTCGCTTGATCCGAGTAAAAACTTCCTTAAACTGGATTCTTACCTCCGTCTGCAAAGCAACTACATCCTTTTCTAATGAAGAGACACGCTCATTTATATCTGCCATTAGCTCGGTGCAATCGGCCAAGTCACATCTGTAGGAAACCCAGCTTGTGCGGGTATGTCACGCAGTGCTTGTCGGTGCGTGCGCCAATCGTCAGGCACATGGTCAGGCCAAACATGACTGTCAGACAAGGCCAAAAGATGATTGCGGTAATCCCTAGCAGGACCGTCTGCGGTTAAATTGTCTAACGTGTATGCAAGTTGCTCTGCGTTTAAAATCATTAGATGAACTCCACAAATGTAATGTAACCACCATTGCCATTACGACTATAGCCACCGCCACCCGCGCCACCAGATGAGCCAATAATCCCATCGGCAATCTCAAAATTAACAGCGCCAACATTCACAAAGGTGTTAGGTGCAGCCCCAAGCGGATTTCTGATGTCAACAGTGCCAGTAGTACTAAACGCTGTCCCAGCTTGATACGTCTCGGATGTCGTGTTGGGGACAGCGTAAGAATTACTATCTTTTGCTGTTGCAGCCGCACCCGCAGTATCCTGCGAAGCGTTGTTACCAGCAGTTCCACCACCCGCATTTAAAGCTCCATTCCCGCCGTTTCCTGCGCGAGTTGCTGCACCACCGCCACCTGCATTTCTACCAGTATTTCCAGTTGCAGAAGGAGTTGCACCTGTGCCGCCTGTAAAATTAACTGTGCCGCCTGATGCTGTTCCACCTGTACGCCCCGGAACATTAGCTGTTGTTGGAGATTGACTTTGTGGACCCGGACCGCGTGTACAGGTCATACCAGCAACAATTGTCGTTTTCGTCGCGGCATCATTATTATTTTTGCTGCTAGACCCCGCGCCCGAAATTGTATAAGCGTATGAAGATGCAGGAGATGCTATAAATTTTTCCGAATAAGATGGGCCACCGGGCGCACCGCTTCGATAATAGTAACTGCCGGCGCCAGAGTGCTGCGCTCCTGCCGTGGACGAACCTACACAAATTAACATGCTTGAACCAAGTAAACGCGTGTATGTGCCTGTAATTTGGTTAGCGGTGCCAGC